GCAAGTTCTTCTGCGATATGTGAGTTTTTGATGGTCTGAGCCTCATCCAGCGTCTTGCCCTTGAGGAGCTCGGTGACAAGGCTAGAACTAGCAATAGCACTGCCACAACCATACGTTTTAAATTTGGCATCTGTTATGATCCCTTCATGTACTTCAATCTGTAGTTTCATTACATCACCGCAGGCTGGTGCACCAACCATACCTGTTCCTACATCTGGACTATCCTTGTCCATGGTGCCCACATTACGAGGATTTTCGTAATGGTCTAGAACTTTTTCCGAATAAGCCATATATAAACTCCAATAGTATAGTAAAATACTACAGTATTTATAACGTTATGTCAAGAGTTTTTTATAAAAAGGAATTTCTTTTAGTGTTATACCATCAAATTCGGGAACTGTTGAATTTGGGCTAGATGGCCCTATAGCCCGATCCCATGTTGGATCAATAAAACAAAATTCACACTGTTTTATGGCAGTATTACGTTGTTGGAAAAAATCTATTAGATCTTGTTCTGAGCAGGTAGGTAATAATGGAGTGTAACTATAAAGCAATTCTTTCTGTTTACTATCTAATTGTAGATGGAATTGATTATCAAAAGACGGCAGTATCGCTGTCATCGGGCATTTGTATAATTTCCCATTGACCATAGTATGGTCATACTTCATATCACAACATCCAAATGCCATTTCTGGAACATTACGATTTAGGGTAAAATGATTATTTTCTTGTATAAGAGATGATTGATGAAATACAAATCCTTTTAAAAAAGTAGTAAACCAATTCCCAAGCAATTTTTTCCAATCTTGCATAATCTGTTCAGCTGTATTAATATCATGTAAACTAATTACAAAGTTAACTTTATACTTTTTCCAAAAATTTACAAAATAAGGTCTAATATAAGTGCCATTGGTTTGTATCATCATATCTGCATTAGGCCACAATCTACGTAAATTGCTGACCCATGATTCTAAATCAGGATTAAGTGTAGGTTCTCCGCCAATAATAGAAATTTTATCAATGTTGATACGATTACTCCACGCTTCATATAACTCTGCGTGATCTTTCCAATAATGATGGCCTTTAAAATTGTGATTATTAAAACGATTACACCCACGACAAGTTAAGTTACATACGTTGGTGATATAAAACTCAACCACCGGTAAGTTAATAGACATTTAAAACCCTGGAGCGTTGCGTTTCCGAGCGGCTTGTTTGGCCATATTACTTACAGTATCCACTGGTGCATTTGGATCCGCGTCTTGATCTTTGGGATTTTCTACTGTTGCTGAACTATCATTATCTTCACCAGCCGGGCGTAGTTCAATATAATCCTTGTTATAGCTTTTGATTAAATTTTGTAGTGCTGGATTATTTGTATTGGCTTGTACTAATGCATCATAGTCAAAAGTCTTGTCAGTGTTAAGCACAAGATTAATCAGGCTTTGTGTTGAGATCTTTGGGGGTTGTTTCTTATCTTTGTATCTATGGCGAATAAGTTCCAGAGCCGTTGTTAAATTTGACTCTGGAGTATTCTTTGGACTGTGTTGAAATTCATCTAAACGCACGATTATCTAAGTTCGCGACCAAGTTCTTCTGCGCCACCTGTTGCAGCATCTGTAGCACCAAATCCATCAGTTTCGTCTTGATCTAGATCACTACCTGGAGCTGGAGGTAATTCTGTATCACCACCACTTAGGTCATCACCTGGCATTGCCATCGGATTATCAACTTGCTCACCAGTTAAAATGCGTACACCACCATCAACACCTTCACGTGCTGTTTGTAGATTTTGCATTAGTGTTTCTAATGTCGTACCAACTGCGTTTTTAAAACCTTCAGCTTGTTCTGCGCCAACCTGGTCACGGATGCTGTCTAGTAATTCTGGCAGTTGCTCGTTTTGCATCTTACCTACTTTTTCAATTGCGTCTTGGATTGAATCTACCATGTTCTTAGCTGCTAATAACACTTCAGCATTACCAACTTCACCTTCTACCAATTGTTGGCGATGTTCTTCTAGCCAAGTGCTTAGGCCTTCTTTAACAGTAAGTAATTCCATGTAACGTGGATTACGTTCTGCTGTGTGCAAGTCCACACTGTGGCGGATTTTATCTAAGTTAGCTACGATAGTTTCACTTAGTTTTTCTGCTTTCTCAACAGTTAGATTACTGAAATTAATAGCAAAACCAAAGCGGCTTTCCATTAGTTTGTTAATCTTACGTGTTGATTTTGTAGACATTTCTGCTAGTTTCATGGTCAAATTCCTATTTAGACTTTAATATATTTAGCCAAGTTTAAGTTTTTCTTAATTTCTTTTTTAACTTGTTCTATCTTATGCTGTGTTTCTGTATAGCGAACACTAAAATATTCTTCACCCCAGGTATCGCCCTTTTCCTGGGCTTTTTTATAGCGTAGGCGGTATAAACTGGCGTCAAATTCCAATTTATTTAGTAGGCCATCATTGTCACGTATTTCTCGTGCTAGTTGGGTTTGTTGTTTATACAAGGCTATACAGTAGAATATAGCATCTTTACGGTTGAAAAAATCAAACACCTGCTGATCTTGTTCCATAACACGCCAGCAATGATCATTGATCTTGACTACTCTGTTAGCACCAACAAGAACATCTGTACCTATCTGATAGCAGAATGGCAGTTCTAAGTCTTCTTGGGATAATCGAGCTAGTTCAGACTGGGTAAAGCGACGGATTTTTTCAACATCAAACTCAGTTGATGATTTTTTTGTAATAGATTTTGCCATCAGTGTTGTTTCGAGTTAGTACATCTTTGACTGTTAGATTGTTAGCCAACAGTTGTTCACGTTCATCCAAGTGGCTTTTTGCAATAGGGGTATCACCAATGAAACGTTCAAGCAGTTCGCTTTCTTCATTGGTAACGGGTAGTAGTAATTTGTTAGTGAGTTCTACAATCTTCATGTAAGTATTTAGTTACTTGAAGAGGGCGTGTCCGATAAATCCAATAAGTCCTGCTAGGATTACGCCTAAGATGCTGACTAAGGTGCTAACACTTTGTTTGCCGCGACCTTCAAATTTTTCGTCCAGACTTTCCTTGATGCCTACTAGGTAGCCTTCAAGTTTGTCCATACGATGTTCTAAGTTTTCTAGTTTAGTTTCCAAGTTTGCGTACCTAACGGCACATATTTCAACGTGGGCTTCTAGACTCTGTTTTTCAATTTCTGCTGGTTTGGCCATCTCGCCTTCCTAAGTGAGCGATGCCGTCTTTTGAGTGAGCCTTAACAATGTGCCTTAATATGTGCCTTAATGAATGCCTATGAGCATCTAATATATTTAGTTGTTTGGTGTAGATATAAAGTATATGTTTTTACTCGGGCCATCAGTATAGAACAGGGCTATAGGAGGAGTTACAGTCTCATCAAGACCCAATAGTATTGGAGTCTGTGCAAAATCTTTTTTTAATATAGCGTAAGGATCTTGATCATTGAGATATAGATTTTCAAATTCTACTTCAAATTCAAATGTCCATACTCGTTGTTTATCTTGATAATCGCTACCAAACACATGCTGAGAAAGATCTTTGGTTTCAGTCTTGAGCTGATTAATGCTCATTATCTGTGTCCTCAATCCCAGTATCTGTACTACCGTCTCCCAGTTGCGTTGCTTGTTACGCATACGCTCAAGCTCTGGGGTAAATTTTGTTACATCTGTTTTGGTAATGTCTATCAAAGTATATCCACGATGGCGATATATTCTTTGTTCTATCATTATAAGAGTATTTATTGGCCAAAGTCGAGGTCACAAAAAAAGCACCCAGAGATGCTTTCTATGTTTTATAAAAACTAAACGTTATACAAATACAAATCCAACGTTACCTGAAACTGTATAAACTACAGTACCACTGATATCAACGGCTCTTTCACTTACTGCTGTATTAGCATAGGTAAATGTTGTTGCTGTTAACCGTGTTGCTGCTGTATTAGCACCAATCTGACGGATACGATGTTGAAGATCACTTGAAGATACAGTTTCATCTGTAACTAAAAATAAATTACCACCTGCGTTTGATGACGATACACCACCAATAACATAAGCCAATGGATTTACTTCACTGATGATTGAGTCAACTACACCGCCAACTAGATCACATTCTGCAATTAAATTACCACGTATTGCTACGGAATTTTTAATTTCAACTACGTGTAGACCTAACGTAGAGCCATACAGCGTATTTTTAATTGTTTGGGTGCCCACGACATTATTGCCTTGGCCTTGTTTATATTTCTGAAATATTGCCATTGTATTCTCCGAGAATCTTTTTATTATTTATGCTAGTTAATAGAATACACGGCCAAAAAAAAGCACGCTAAATCAGCGTGCTTTAGTTTTAATACTAATTACAGATCTTACATACCTTCTAAGTCTGTTGGCTCTGTAACTGTTACTGTTGCAGATGTTGATAGTGTTGCAACACCGCCAGATACTGTAAATGTACCTGTATCTAATACTTGAGCAATCGCACCAGCAACTGCACCAATAGTTGCATTTACACGATCAACTACTAGGTAAAGTTCAGATCCATCTGACTTAACTTGGATTACACCAGCAAATGAACCTAATGCATCTGTTACTTTTGCTGCTGCTGCATCGCTAGCTATTGCAGCGATACCGCCACTTAATACTACTTTGTATACTGATTGTGCGTTATTTCTTTGGATAGTGCCTCTTGCAACCGCTGTTGGATTGCTTCTTGTAAATGTTGCCATTTTGTATTTCTCCTATAATTGTACGCTTTCGCGCATAATAATATTTATCAAAATGAGATCAAAAAAAAGCACGCTGTTTAAGCGTGCTTTTCTCAATATTGCTGATTAAGCAAATGTTAAGCCTGTTAGCTCAACTGCTGCGATCGTAACTGAACCGCTACCACCTAATGCTGCAAGGATATTAGCTTCTGCTGTTGTCCATGAACTATCGTTAGTTGTGCTATTACCATCTTGCTCTGTGTTTGAAGCAATGATAGCAACAAATACGTTTGAGCCTGATGCTGTTGGTTTACCAACATAAAATACTTCAGCTGAAACTTGTAGTGCATTAACAGCTTTAAATATATTACTGTTTGAAGCCGCTGGTGTTGTTGTTAAGTTATAAGCTGAACTTGTAACACTGATTGCTTGTAATTGACGTGTACCAAAACGTGTGTATGGACCCACGCCTGCTGCACCGTCACCTAAAAGTTTAAGCGCATTAGTACCTACTGTTGAATATGAATCTGCCATTTTATTTCTCCTAATATATTAGCGTGCTCTCGCACATACATTTATTTATGCTCTTTTTAGAAAGTTAGTGCGACTAAACTCTAAACGATCTACTAATTTTACTGCTCCGCCATCGTGTCCAATAGCCACAAAACCTTCCGGTGTTGTTACCTTATATCCGTCATTGGTCTTTTGGAATGTACCAATACCTTCTACCTGTTGTAGTTTACGCATTAGCAATGCTTTCATCTCAACTATGCGTTTGTAAGTAGCCAACACTCCCAATAGATTATTAGCATTATCTGCTACCCATTGTTCTTTTTCTTTGATCTTCGCCAGGCGATTCTGTGCCGCGCGGCTGGTAATAACATCGATGTCTTTGGTCATTAATTCATTGTAGTGTGACATAAAGTCTTTTAAGAATGCTGTAGGTTCTGCGGCATGAGTGCCTGCACGTACCATTTTGTTTATAAAGGGTTTGATATTGCGAGCGAACTCTTTGTTAGCTAGAATAATGTCAAAGCGTTGTTGACCAATTTTCTCCATGGTCTGATATGTACTATTCATCAATGCTCTGATCTTGCGATCTTCTGTAGGAGTTAAACTAGCAATACCAGTGTAATCTTTATATGTTGCATCATCGAACCATACATCAGCTGATTTACGTAAGCCTTGTATATTAACTAAAAATCCTGCCTTCATGTCTGCTAGACTAGTACCTTGATAACTCGTATGGAATATGATGCCAATCTTAGCACGTGCTATCTGCTGACCAAGCTGACTGTCTGCAGGCACAGCATAGGTGATCGTATTGGGAGTGAATGTCAAACAATTCTCACCGCCTATGTCAGCAGTTTCAACCCAACCCTCTTTAAACAACAGGTCACCTTGGATAACTCCACCAATACCTAGTTTCTTTAAGTGTTGTAGAGCACTGGCTAGGATTTCTACTAGCTCAGGTTGTTCACCGTAGAACTTTTCTATATCTCTTGATGTCTTACATACTTTAGGTTCTGCTTTGGCAAACACTGATTTAGTACCAACAAAGAAACGACCGTCTGCAGGGTCAATACCACAGATGATAGCCGGACTGCCATCCCACTTGACTGTGAGTTTAGTTGTAGTGCCTGTGCCTTCTGCTAACATGCCGCGTAGACTTTCGATATAATCTAAGGCACTAACTGCACCAGCATAACCACTATTGAATACCAGATCTTCTAAATGCTCAAGATGTGTATTCTTGCTTTCAGTTAGCAAGAACTCTGGAGTCTGACGTTTTATTTCAAATAATTTCATATTATCTCGTTTGTATACCGCGTGCAATGTTTACTTGTTGTGCGTTCTTTGCTAGTTGTTCTAAGCGGCTAATCTCAATTGGGTTTGTTACTTGTTTCTTATTATCTTGTCTATACCATTTGCCAGTAATTTGATTTTTTTTAACTTTGATCCCATTCGGAGTAGTTACTTCTGCTGGTATGTTAGGAGTATTGTTTAATGTGCCAGCAAGTGGTGCTGCGTTTTTAGATCCCGAAGCAATGTTTAATTGATCCTGTAGTTCTTTTGGTGCAGGAACAAATTTTCCAGTAGCAGGATTTTGTAGACCCCACATGCCGCCTAGCCAAGTATATGTTTCGCCCTCGTATTTAAATGTATATGATTCTGACGATGGACTAGTAAGTTTTCCAGCCTGTCGCATTGGTTTATTACGGTCCCAATTGGCCATGGTGTCGGGAGCAAGAGCTTGCCCTACTCCTTTCCAAAACCCAGCTTCTGTTATGACTTCATTAATCTTCATCTTTGATCTTCCTGATGCCGCGAGAGAATTTAGTAGGATCTTGGCCTTTGATGGCATTTAATAAACGATTTTCAAGTTTAGTGGCAGTTTCAACATCATAGTTTTCACGGATATGATTGATGAGATTGATAGCACCATTGATGATATTATTAGCACGTGACTCTAGGAGATTCTCCTTGTCTTTGTGCGTTAATAACTCGTCTAGCTCAGTGAGTAGGCTACGTGTGCGTTTCTGCAAGATTTCTGCTCCGGTTTAGAGTATTTATCGAAGATTAACAATTAATTTAATATAGTATAGCATGGATTAAATAACAACACAATGAACAATTATTTTTGCGTATTGCCTTTTTTTGGTTATGAATATACCCCATCAGGATTTACTACCCCTTGTTGTTTATTGCCAAAAGACACAAATATAAAACAACTACAAACAGAAATGTTGTCTAGACAACGTCCTGTTGCTTGCCAGAAATGCTGGAAGCTAGAAGATCAGGGATTGCCCAGCAATAGGCAGATAAAAAATTCAACTTTTGATCTATACAAAAATCGTGATTTAAATTATATAGAAGATGATTGCCGTGAGGGTAAATTTAACTCTCAAATTATTCAATTATATACATCAAATTTGTGTAACAGTACCTGTATTACCTGTGGACCACAGGCCAGTACAGCATGGGCAACACTTAAAAAAATTAAAACATTCGAAATTATTGATCAAACAATATTAGATTCCTTAGTCTACGAAGATTTAGTTATACTTACATTTGTTGGTGGAGAGCCGTTCTACGAAAATCGCAATTTTGAAATACTACAAAAATTAATTGATGTAGGTAATACCGACTGTTATATTTCTTTTGTAACTAACGGGTCTACCAACATATCTGATAAACAAATTAACATTCTAAAACAGTTTAAAAATCTCGATATTTGTCTGAGTATTGATGGTATTGGACCAGTGTTTGAGTATCTCAGATATCCATTGAAATGGGACAAGCTATTAGAAAATATTAAACTATATCGTGGACTAGGAATCTATCTGTCAGTTAGTTACACTATCAGTAATCTAAATGTTTTATATCACGAAGAAACTGTGAGGTGGTTTAATAGTGAAAATTTAGAATATAATCACAATCTGATCAACTATCCTGAATATTTTGCTCCCGCAGTATTGCCCCAGAGCGTTAAAGATCAATATCCGCAATTATCAGCGTTTTTTACAGGAACGTCTGATGGAGAGTTATTAAAAAAATTCTATGCAGAAATAGCATTACAGGACGAACTTAAAAAAATCAAGCTAGAGGATTATCTACCAAAGGTTTATAACTTACTTAAATGTGGAACCAAATAAGGTAGTGATGCTTTCCAATCTAATCCTCGAACACGATCCAATGCCTCAAGATTGGCTTTAACTTTAGGTAATGCTGTAGGGTCATCGATCAATGGTGGTATTAATCCAAGTATAGGATCATCCGCAGCATAGATTTTATGTATTTCATCTAGCATGTCTTGTGACATATATCCTGCATGATATGGCCCGTTGGTAGGATTATACTCAAACTCTGTTATATCACCTAGGCGATTAGTGGGCATGTATTTCTGTACCCAATCTCGTACGTCTTTAACTATAGGAAAATTAAGTAGCCCTATTGCAGGACGAAAACTAAACATATGATTAACTGGTAATGTTTCATACATTTTTAACATATTATCTTGAACCTGTGTCCAGCTAGCTGGCCAACGAAGATATTCAAAACTTTTGTCTACTCCATCTATACTAAATTTTATTCTAATCAAATTGAAATGTGACCACAATTCTAAAGTACGTTCATTGGGATATACTGTGGCATTGGTATCATACCATACAGTAATATTTTTTCCGTACGGAATTAATTCTTTTAAAATAACTTCATGTGTTTTACCTAGTAATGGTTCACCCCCAAATATATGCACTGTTTCTAGTTGTTCTAGATTAATATTGCTGATAATTTCTCTGATACGATCGGGAGTGATGCGAGTTTGTAATCCTTTGACTTTTTCTATACTACGCCATTTGGTACTAAGGGCTGGACCACAAATTACGCAGGCCAGATTGCAAGTATAATCAAATCTGAAAGTAATATTTTTAGGGCCTGGTTGATCGTATAATAATTCATCTTTTAAATGCATGAAATTTGACCAACTTCTGATTTGTCCTCGTTTCCCTACACAAGAGTCTGCATAACATGCCTCACAGTGGCCTTCTAATTTTTGATTTTCTTTATTTCTTTTTCTGAATTCAATAATATTTGGGTGATTAAAAGTGTTATTATCAGTAACCACATATCTTACCGGTTCCATATTACATGGAGACATAAAGATTTTCCCAGTTACTTCATCTAACCCAATTTGCATACCGAGGTGTATTTGGGCACAATAATATTTTGGAACTTCAAAGGTCATTATTCTGCACCAGATTTTAGCCCAGCCAACATGCTCTTAAGTTTACTGCTATCTACCCCTGCTTGGATTTTGGATTCTTCGCTTGGTGCTACTGTTGATCCAGTTTTGATTTGGCTTAGGATATTAGTGGCGCCAACCCCACGTAGTCCACTTTCTTGTGCTTCTTCACCTGGATCGGTAATACGTAAGGTTTCTAAATCAAACTCAAGATCTACTTTCATACCTACACCACTACTTGAACGTGTTTTCATAAGTTGTAGTTGATAGCGACCACGTTCACGCATGGCTCTACTAGTAAAGATACCAAACACGTTATCAGCTGTGTTGATCTTACTCAAGCCACCTGCGATATGACTATGATCAAATTCAATTTCTTCTACTGCGCCACGATTAAGTTGTGACGCTGTGATCATCAAGATGTTTAACTCTCTAGCCAGATTTCTTAACTCTTCTGACACATATTTGTCTTTGACAAACAAGTCATTTGGGCTGACTTTAGCACTCACAGGCATGACCAAGTCTAAATAGTCTACCATGATAAAGTCTATTCGTAATCCAGTTTGTACTTGTAGTTCTTTAAGATAACTACGGATCTGATTTACGTTTGATTGTGCTGGCATGTATTTGATACGCAAGGCACCCGACTTCTTACCTACCATCTTGACTTTCATTTCAACTGTGTCGAGATCCTTGAATACTTCTTTAGTGCTACAGTTTGCTACCATACTATCCATACGCATGGCACATAATCCTTCACTAAGTTCTAAGGTTAAGAACACACCGTTAAGTCCTTGCGTACACCAATTGATCGCTATGTTCTGCATGAACAGGGATTTACCTGAACCAGAACCGCCTGCAAAGATATTAAGTTCACCGCGATTCATACCACCAAATAATCGTTTATCAAGAGTAGGCCAGCCAGTGCTTACTTGTCCGTTATTGCTTTTAATTGCTAGTAATCTGGCACGTGGATCTAAGAAATAGTCAGTGCCCATGTCTTTGGTCAAACTAATCTGTACCGCATCTTTGATCAGTTTTTCTACAGGATCATAATCACCCTTTTCTAGCAAGTCTGCTGATTTAAGGATCGCACGTTCAAGTTCATTCCTACGTGTAAAGCCTTCGAACTCTGCCATAAACCAACTGTAGTGATCTTCTGTTAGGTCTGGCACATGTTTAAGATCAACGCTGGTAACTGCCTTGACCTGTTCATGTGTGGGCATGGCTTTATGGTCATCTGTATGTGACTTGATAAACTTAGCAACTTCTCGCAGACTGCGATCAAAATTTTCTGGATTATAGATATTCTGCACACGCACATAGCTCTGTGCGTCTTGTAGCATCATCTCTAAAAATAGTTTCTGTAGTTCTGGGCTATATTCTTTTGTCATATATTAGTCATTGTTAAATTTATTATTAAAATTTGTATCTTCCGTGCCATCCAAGAAAAATACACGACCGCTGGTTTCTTTATCTACTGATTCAATGAAATCGACCATATTTGTTATTCTAACATCATCTACAGTAGATAGCAACTTATCTGGGTTTAATCCAATACAAATAGATTGGATCTGTTTGCTAAAATTTTTAAGTATTAAATAGTTCTGATATTTATTTCCAATATAGTCAGCAAATCCAATTTGTTTACTATCGTGATGATAAATCAAAGGACTTACCATCCAAACTACTTTGTGTATTGATTTTAATGTATGTATGATATGAAAAGGTAGTATACAACTTACGAAGTATGATTGGCCCCAATTTTTTTCTAGTTGCCATAATTCTACAGTATTTTTGTTTTTTGTAAAATCATCAAAATTTAATGCTGACGAATTTTGATTAAAAAATACTAAATCCATCTCAGGTAATTCTCTAAGAAATTTTTCAATTTGAGCTACATTGAGAGTTTTCCAATTAATTTGTAAATGATTTACATTAGCGTATTCTAACTTAGATCCTGATATAGAGTGTACATTGTATCCATTTTCTAATAGATATTCTAATAGCTCTAATCCAAATTTTGATCCACACCCAATTAATAAACAGTTTTTAGTTGGCATATATTAGCTCAGGAAAAACGTTAGTCCAACTAGTTCCTGCTTTACTATCAATATTTTCAAAGTACTTTTGATAATTAGGAGATCCATGATTCTTAATTTCATTAATACAATTATTAATTTGTCCAACTAAATTGAAATTATTTTTATGTATATTTTGATGTGCTATTAATTTTTCTAAAACTTTATTCTT